TTTTGCACCCTAGTACAAGCTGAGCCTACCAGGTTTTACCCTGGTACCCCTTTTGGGGGTTTCAGCTTGACAGTAGTTAGGACTACTGGGTCCGTGCTTAAGAGGGCTACGCCCTCTCAGCACTCGGCCAGTTACCTGATGGATATCCGCATCTTTTCTAGATACAGATAGGTTCCGCTTATTACTCGTTCTGAGTAAGAGCTCCCCCTCCATGTATTTTGGAAACAGTTCACCCTAATTGTGATGAACTGTCAGAACCGGATGTCACTTTACGTAACATCTTAAGGCCTTACACCTTCCTCAGTGTATGTTAGCTAGGCCTGCCATTCTGGCATATATAGCTTGCACTATGTTGACCGCATAGACTCTCACTCCTTTGCTTAAGAGTGTTGATCTATCGTCTCAGTACTTCGGAACTGTTGACTTAGATATTCGTCATCGTAAGCTTGAAGATTAATACCTCCAAGCCTCCGCTCCAAATATGATAAAAAATCCTACGCCCCAAAAAGTAAAAGGCAACTATAAGTTGCGATTTGAATCTATTCGGGAAATAAGACGGAATATGCGGTGTATCCTTAGCATGTTCCCTTTCGCTCACCAGGATAAAAAGGTTACCCGGGCAGCCTATAGGTTCATGAATCGGTGCATACTCTCTATCAAGTCAAATGGTGTTGAAAGTTTTGTTAAGATTATGAAAGATAATCGACTTTCTTACACCAGGTACATCTGTGGCCAGCCCCTACACCGTGGGGCATTACCTGGCCGGCGGATCACCGGAAACCATCTATGTTCCTGGGTGGATCAACTCGAATACGAAATTCGTAAAGCTGGGTTTAATCCATTTAGGGATGATGATGCTGCAAGATTTATTCATTCTTGCACACGCTTGTCTAATTGCGTGTTTCTAGACGGCAATCCTGAGGTAATTCAGATTACGGGTCATGATCGTTCAAAAACAGCCTCATTAGTGAGGACTTTCATGACCCTCGGAAAACATTGGGAGCAATGTGCTCCTGATAATGAGAGGGAGGAACTCCACTCGTTAATGGCGGAGATCAGGAAGGCTGTTAACCTTATCGGACGGCCTAAGCCACCTAGTAGCTTAAGGCCCCATGCATCGACAAAAACAGGCCCGAATGGGCTTGCAATGCCGTCAGCATCTTCCGATGCTCATCTTCTTTTAAAGACTGAAGAAGGTAGAGCTCTGCTCTCTAACCTAGAATGTTTGGCTCCGGGAATCACCGAGTATGTTACTGATGTAGCATCCTGCAGCATGGCTGAGGATGTTCTTCACCGTACAACTCGACCTGAATTTATCCCCTTGTGTAGCGAACTTGAGCAACTTTGCGCTCAGAGAGTTAGGTACCTTGATAATCTCATTTTTTCCTTTGAGACTTTTAAGCGTAATAATCCTAACTTTAAGGCTACTGAAGAGCATAGTATTCTTGAATCTATGCTCAAAGGGGAGGATGAAGTGATTAAGTCGATGAAGAAACAGATAAATAGCTGGAAATTCTATGATAGGGGTATTAATCCTTATCCTTGTCTTAGAAAGTTATCTACTGTTTCCGATATTGAAGGGAAATGTAGGGTTATCGCCATCTTTGATTACTTTTCTCAGATGGTACTCAAACCCATACATAACTCTTTCATGGATCACCTTAGGGAGATCCCGACTGATTGCACTTTTAATCAGGGTGATTCCTGACCAATAATCAAGGAGTTCCTCTCCTACAACGATATCAGCCCCAGACAGCAAGGAGTGTTCTTTTCCTCCACTGATCTTGAGAAGGCAACAGATAGATTTTCCTCATCGTTTATATTTCTAGTCCTATTAGAACTTTTTGGACTTGAGTTTGCACAATGTTGGATCTCTATCATGTGCGGCATTCCTTTCACCTTCCCCTCATATGCAGGTGGAGATAAGTATGAAGGCGAGGATATACTCGGCCGCTATCCCTACAATGCTGGGCAACCCCAGGGGGGGTACTCATCTTGGGCAGTATTTGCATACTGCCACCATGTGGCTGTTCAGATAGCCGCAGCACGTTCTGGTTGAGCAATCGACCGGATGTTTAGGGGATATGCTCTCTTGGGGGACGATATCGTTCTCATTGACCTAGTTGACTGTTCTTTGTCTAACTGGTCGTTTATACGTAAGGCCCTGGGCACGGGGCCATCTGATAAAACTCCCATTGTGAATTTTAAAGTCTCAAAAGAGTATCGAGACTTGATGGTGGGTGACTGTGGCGTCAATATATCGCCAGTGAAGTCACACTACTCACCATTTGCTTATGAATTCGCAAAGCGTTGGATACGGTGAGGGACCGACATCACCGGGTTCCCCATAACACAGTTTTCAGCGGTAATGTATTCATCGCTGATGCTGGGTCGGGAACTTTCTTTGCTACATACACAATGGGGTCGGAAGGCGGTGGATCTAGATGATATTCCTAGATTCCTTAGAGCCCTCGGGTCATGAGGGACCACCATGGTCAAGAGAGTCTTCGGTAAAAAGAAGCCTCTTCCTGGATCACAACGAGTTACACCGTTTCATGTGTGGATTGGAGCACTGTCCACACGACTGAAACCGAAGGAACTCTGGGTGGAGCTCATGGCCCACAAATCGGTCTGGCGCGAATTA